GACTAGGGTTTCTATTTACCTTATTGCACATTTTCATTAATTCAAGTTGTTGTTTTAATTGTGCATTTTCTTTTGATGTTTTACAGTCTGTGCCTAAATACTTTCTAAATGTAAGTCTTAATTCTTGAGAGTTGCTTTCGTTCCAACTGTTATCATAATTATCATAATCGTAATCACGATTAGATACAGACACATCTACTTCACCACATCTAGCACTACCATCGTTAAGATATTCGTTTCTAGGATATGCAGGCTGCATAAAAGATAACAACACAAATAAAATAATTAAAACTCCTGTAAAGTAATAATTCATCCTGGCTATCTCCATAGTTCATCCTAATAATTTATTTCTCTGTTTAAATCTTTGATGTCGTATTCCATCTGTCTAACTTTATCAGCCAGAACTTCATATAAGTTTTCAGCCATTTCCCATGTGCCTTCTGCTCGTTCTAATTTTGCAATTACAGTATTAACACCATCAGTTAATACTTTCATATCTCTTTGTATGTTTACTAAATCTACTGTTTGGATTTTTTCTATTTCTGCTTGATTTGCGTTAATAGTATCTGTTAAATTAACAATGTACTTGACGCCTGTGAACGTTCCGACTAGCACTGAAGCTACCACGGGTACCATAACTATATTTTTTTTTAATAGATCTGCTAGGTTCATACGGCATAAAGTCCTTTATTAAAAGATTATGGCTCCAATCACAAAAGCAGCGACAGCAATAACTATCTCTTTTCTGTTGTGTAGTTGCCAAATCATAAATTTTTCTTTGTATTTATTTATCATCATCTTCCTCCAAGTTTCTCAGCTTATAATCATAACTACCTTGTTCGTGTTCATCGGTAATCCATTTAGCTGAATTTTCTACGGAATATATCTTACTTGTTACTAATCTATTAATCAAGTTTTTTGATGGGTCCACACCCATAGATGCATCAAACATTTTAAGCCTATTATTGGGCTGTATTGCAAAGTTTCCGTCTTCTAATTCAAGAACATGTCCACATTTGTGTTGATCTGGTTTTTCAGCATAACCAAAATTTAATTCGTTAAAATCTCCTGCACACCAATCAATTGTAAATAAATATTTACCTTTACGTTTTACTTTACGTCTTGATGTATATTGCATTGTAGCACCGGCCAGCTCATAAAAAGTTGTAACACTTACATTGTAACTAAAACTGTCCCACATAACTACTTCGTCTAATGGTAATTCTTTGACTCCAGGTTTTGTACAAAATGCAGTAATAGGTGCTCGCCACCACAGGCCGCCATCTTCCATTAAGAAATGAAACAATGGTACTCTGTTTGGTATAGAGCTAAAACCAAATACTCCTACTTCAAAATATTTATCGTGTGAATCTTTTTGATCTCTAAGATAGTTACCTCTTACGTAACATTCTATTACTGGTATGTTTGCATTAAGATAAGCCATTAGTCATTTATACTTCCCCAGTTTTTACCGTGTTCGTAGTCTACTTTGTTTGGAACCTCCAGACTAACAGCTTGCTCCATAATCTCAACAATCTTTTTTGCCTGTGCGTCATTTTCTATTGATAGACATAACTCATCATGTATTTGTATGTGTGCTACAATTCCTTCTTTGTATAATTCTAACATAGATTTTTTTGTCATGTCAGCTGCACTACCTTGTATTAATTTGTTTAATGCTTTGTATGTGTAAGCTCGTTTAATCCCTGGTCCATGTTCCGCTAATGCATCTTCATGTGACATGGCTTTATGCATACCAAAACTATTTGGTTCCCATAGATGAAACCTGCATAGTCGTCCCAGCAATGTACGGATTTGTCCACGGTCTTGTGCTCTGTTAGATGCTTTTTCCATAAGCTGTTTAACAAAAGGTACTTTGCCATGATATGTATTAAATAATTCTGCAGCTTTATCTTTTGATACTCCAAGTTCTGCCTGTAGTTTAGCTTTACCCATACCATAAAATAATCCAAGGTTAATTGTTTTAGCTTGTGATCTTGGTATCTCTGCCATGTCTGCTACAGTCTGGTGAAAGTCTGAGTTAGCATCATTTTGATATGCGTCTACTACATCATAAACAGAGGGTAATTTGTATAAAGCAGCATAATGCACTACCAGCCTAGGTTCTTGCTGAGAATAGTCAAAACAACCCCATCTATGGCCTTCCTCGGGTATAAATAACGACCTTATCTTAGGTCCAAGATCTTTGTTTCTAGCTGGTATTTGCTGTAAGTTTGGATTCTGGTAGGAGAACCTACCAGTAACCGTGCCACCCCCAGCATTTCTTAATTGGTTTATTTCTGCATGTATTCTACCTTTGTGTTCGTATCGTAGAATAGAGTCTATAAAAGTTGTATGTGCTTTGTTAACTTCTCTTGCCTTTGCAATCATATTAACAACAGGATGTTTATGTTCTTGTAAAAAGTTTTTTGTAAAACTAGGTGCTTGTGTTTTTTCTGTACGTTCAAATTCTATTTTTAAATTTTCAAACACTTGTGCTATACTACTTGCAGCCCAGATCTGTGGCCTTACATTAGTTTCTTTCTCTATAGCATTTAGTAATTCATTCTCTTCATTAATTAAATTTTTCTTTAATGTGTGTGCGGCTTCTACATCTACTCTTACACCTTTAAATCTCATGTCAACCAGGCAAGGAAATAAATCTGTTTCTAAATTAAAAACAGACTCTAAGTCTTGTGATATAATTTCTTTTTTCATCTCTTGCCATAAACCAAACGTAGCTTCTGCATCACGTTCAGCATAACTACCAACATTTAGTGATGGTAATTTGTACATTTCTGATTTAGGATCTATACCCCATTCAGCTGCTGCTTCTGCAAGTGCGGCTTCGTTTTTACCAAAACCTAAATACTTCCACGATAAACTATTAAGATCATATCTAAATCTATTCTCATCAGTTATGGCTGCAGCTATCATTGTGTCAACAATCATACCATTTATGGTTAGACCCATAGCTTTAATCCAACATACATCGTACATTGCATTGTGAAATATTTTAGTTGATTCTGTTTTAAGAATATCTTGAAACCATTCTAAAACTTTTTTACGATCCATGTTGCCACCGCCTTCGTGTGCAATAGGAAAGTATCCTTTGTAATGTGTTGTTGCTACAGCTATTCCTATAACTTCACCATTACCAATAATAGATCCAGATCCTTTTTTAATTAGGTCTGGGTCTTTTGTTTCTAAGTCAATTGCAATTTCGTCAACCTGTCTAAGGTCTGGAAATTCTGTGGGTATTACCCATTCTGTTTGTGCGCTAAATGTAGGTATTTTCATAAGATTAAATAACAAAGAATTAATAAACAAGTAAACAAACCCATGTAGGCTGGTATATGATTATTTGGTTCCATAGTCCCTTTCAATTATCATTTCTATAAAATGTATTGCTTTTTCCAAGTCTTGTTTTTTTCCTTTATCACGATGTCTTATTATGTATTTTATAGCACAACCTTCAGGATATAACAACTCATTCTCAACTACAAACTTGCTTGGCTGAATTTTGTATTTTTGATAGTGATTCCCGCCGTGCTGCTTATCCCAAACTTTCGATGTCATAACCTTTGTCCTCATATTTAGCTGTTAGTATATATAGATTTTGTTTTGTACGTGTCACACCTACGTACCAAACTCTTTGTTCTTCGTCGTACTTGTCTTCACTTCTTTCTATTGCTTCTCTTATTTTTTTTGTGTTATCTAAAATTAACAAAACGTTTGTAGCTTCACCACCTTTTGCTGCGTGTATTGTAGATAATTTTACTCTTGCTGGTTTAGATAATTCTTCATTGAGTCTTAACATTTCTCTTATGTATAAACTTTCTTCTGGATCTGTTTTAAAAACATCAAACCAACGTTGTGTTTTTGAATAACCCCATTCAAATAAATCATACATTCTTTCTTCTTTGGGTACTTCTTCTTCTAAAAATTCAAACAAATCTTTTATCTCAGACAAAGATAAACTGTCTCCATTAGTCCAACGTGTGTAGTCCTGTATCGATTTATACAATCTTGTCTTATAACTCTTTCTACCTTTTATTTCAAAGTAAATAGCCATATCTTTTAATATAGGTTTTATTTTTGTTAGTTTATCATTTGTTCTTGCGAGCACTAACCAATCACCATCGTGCAGTGGTGCATCTTCAATAGACATTATATGATTTGCGGTCCCTGATTCCGGACGCGGTGCCCATTTTTTTTGAATTCTTCTGTCATCAGGTATCCTATCTAAAATTTGATCCGCTATGTGTTGTACCCGCATTGGTACCCTGTAAGATTGTGGCAAAATTATGTCTTTAGCTTTTTCGTCCTGGAATCTTTTAACATCTGCACCAGCCCAACCATAAATAGCTTGATCATCATCGCCAGCTAGTATAACATATTTAGAGTTTTTCTTGAGTATATCGTACATTTTCCACTGTATTGGCGATAAATCTTGTGCCTCATCAACAAATACTACGTCATATTTTGGACACAATTCGGACACATTAAATCTTTCAATCATATCAGTAAAATCTACCAGTCCATATGCTGCCTTATAATTGTCTACTTCGTCTTTTAAAATTTGTAATTGATGCTTGTCGATGTCCTCAGAATACATATCTGTGTTATATTCTTCTTCAATAGATACATTTTTAATTCGTGCTGCATTTATAATATTAAAGTATTCGCTATCAGAGTCTACAAACCCAGTTTTTTCTTCTCCATTAGAATAAACTGTAACTTCTATACCTAGTTTCCTTCCTATGTCTTCGTAGTGTTCGTCTTGCATTACCTGGGCTTTCTTTATACCCAGTTGATTAAAAGCTAATGAGTGTAATGTTCTAAAATGTTTTAGATCTTTCTTTTGTAGTTTAGGATGTGCATCTAACATTCTATCCACTGCTTCGTTAGCAGCTTTAGTAGTAAATGCAAAGTACCCTATCTTATTAATAGGCGTACCTAGTTTAACAAATGTTTTTACATACTTAATAAGTTTGGTTGTTTTACCTGTACCAGGAGGACCCAATATTTTTCTAATCACATTATCTCCGTATTGTGTTTTATTTTAGTATGGTTTATTTCTATGTCTTCAAACTCTTCTATACTTATCATTACAATGTTTTTTGTAGGTGTATTGTATTTACCTTTTTCTTTTGTTGGATATCGTTTCTGTTCTAAAAATTGTATGTCACATTTTTTGTAATTAGTTTTCATCATTACACCTGTTTTATCTTCGCCGTGTTTCCAGTTCTTAGATCTTAGTTTGTCGTAGAATTTGTCGAACTTAAAGTATGCATAGCCGTCTTCTATCAACACAGTTCCAGATTTAAATGCTGCATCGTTCATAGCTTTAGGTCCATTTATTTTTGCGTGTAATACATCATGTAGTTTTTCTTTTGGTGATGTACCTACAGGAGGGTTGATTACTTTTTGTGTTTGAAATAATGCTTCTAATACTGTTTGATCTTCTGGTGCTTTTATAATTGGTGGTGGAAATCCTGCAGCTTTTGCTATTGAGTTTCTACGTTTACGTTGGTCTGTTACATGTTCAATTGTTTTACAGTGTACCGTTGCTTTACCAATACCATCTGGTTTAGTTACATCAAATTCATACTCTGGGTCTGGTTCTATGTCTATCTTTCTTAAGTTTGTTAACACAGGATATTGTCCTTTTGATCCTGCTAGTATACCAAACT